CGCAATCAAGGCCAAGACGGATAACTTGCCAAGCGATCCAGCAGACCAATCGCTGCTTGCAGCCGCGATTTCCTCGGCAGTCGCCCCGCTGGCCTTGGAAGCAACGGCACAGGATATTCTGACAGAGGTAAATTCCCTTACCAATATCGGTGGATCAGGTGCTAGGACCGTGGCTATCACTGTCCGCGATGCCTCGGCTAATCCGATCCAGAACGCCACAGTTCGCATCTCTCGCACGGGCGAGGCGTATGTGCTGCAAACCAATGCTTCTGGCTTGGCGACGTTCAGCATCGACGATGCTACCTGGACCGTGGCTATCACAGCAACCAATTTCAGCTTCTCCCCGGTTTCCCTGGTAGTCAGTGGCAATGTCACCCAGACATACACGATGACGGCTGCCGGGGGCGGTGTAACGCCAAGCGACCCTCCTTTCTGCACGGGTTACTGGGTTGTCTACAACGTCAACGGTACGGTACAGGCCGGTGCCCAGGTTTCCTTGCAAGCCTCGGCCCCGCCGGTCGGAAGCACTGGAATCGTCATGGAAGACGCTGTACGAACCGGTACTGCCGACAACAACGGGGTAGTCCAGTTCAGCAACCTTATCAAAGGTGCAACGTACATCGTCTACCGAACCGGATCGTCCCGAAAGTTCACTGTACAAGTTCCAACCACTGCTGGTAACACAGCGGCTCTCGGAAGTATCGTAGGATAATCATGGCACGCACAACAATCGCCGCAGTCCAAAAGATCATTAGCTACGACCAAGTGCTGATCCCGGACATCCAGCCTTTCATCGACGATGCTAGCCTAATGGTGACGAACATCATCGGCACGGCAGCATCGGCGCAAACGCTGGAGATGGTCGAACGGTACCTAGCGGCCCATTTGATCGGCATCAGCGATCCCCGGATTCAGAGCGAACAGGTGCGAACGATCCAGGCTAGCTACCAAGTTCGGCTATCGGACGGGCTAGGAATCACGCATTACGGCGCTACCGCGATGCAGCTAGATACCAGTGGCAAGCTATCCCGTTGGAACAAATCTGTGATTTCTGGCATGGCTAATGCTTTCTCCCTGGTCTGGGGAGGAAAGGACATAGAATCCGATGTCTAGCCTAATTAAGCGATGCCAGCGCCAAACATTAGTCTACTGGGAACGAACCGGGACAGCCAAAACCGGTGAGCCGATCTGGGGTCCGCCTACCGAGATGACTTGCCGATGGGAAGACCGGCTGCAAGAAATTATCACTTCTACTAATACTAGGGTAATGTCATCAGTAGAAGTAATAACAGAAACCCGGCTACAAGTCGGCGGCCTGATAAAGCTCGGAACTATGGCTACCGTAGCCTACTGGGACACTCCAAAACAGAACGATGGCATCTACGAAGTCCTAAAGTCCTCAGAAACGCCAAATCTGCGTAATACAGAGTCTTTGTACGAGGCTTGTGCATAATGCCCAGGATCAAAATCGAAGGCATTGGCGCTCTTGCTAAGGCCCTTAAACGCTACGAAAAGGATACCGGCTCGGCCTTCAAGAAAGGTTGCGCCGAAGCGGCCCAGACTTTGCTGGATAATACAAAAGAATTGGTGCCGGAAGACACAGGGGCGTTACGAGCGTCCGCTAACCACTACCAAGACGGAAAAGGCTGGTCTACCGAGACTATTATAGGCTACGGTTTTGCGGTATCCGGTTTTATCGACGATATGGGCCTGGAGAAAGACCCCAGCCTATATGCTGTCAATCAGCATGAAACCTTGTGGTACAAGCACCCAAAAGGCCAAGCCCTGTTCCTGCAAGCCGGGGTAAACCGCGATATAGGCGAGATTTCTAACATAATTACAACTTATGTGATGCGAGCATGAACCCAGCACTAGCATTCGCGGAACTTATCGAAGCCAACCTTCTCAATACCGGTTATACGGTGTTTGTGAATCACGCACCGGATCAGCCGGACAACGTGATCCTGATCTACGAGATTGGCCGGGGACGCATGGAAGAACGCAGGATGCGTACAGGAATCACCGACGAGCATCCCCTGCTGCATGTAATGGTCAGGGGCCAAGACTCGTCAGCAAGGGCCATTTTGGAGTCTATAGGGGGTATTACCGACGCCGCCTATGACTTCGCGCTCTCCAACGGCCAAAAATTGCGGGTAATTACGAAATCTAATACAATAGGGTTTGCTGGACAGGAACAACAAACCCGCCGGTATATCTACACACAGCAGTTCAGACTAACTCTGGAGTAAGCACAAATGCCGCTACTGAAAGACGGTTACAAGACCCTGATCTCCATTTCCGGGATCACGGCATTGTTTGAAGAAATCGAAGTAACGCCTCCAGGCTTGGATTCGGGCGGGGCCATCGATCAAACCACCATGCGAAACAGCCGCTACCGAACCAAGCTCGGTAAGGCCCTGGTTTCGCTTGACACTGTTTCGATCAAAGTCGCCTACGACTCTCGGGTTTACGGTCAGGTCATCAACATCCTCGGAAGCAACCGAGCGATCACGATCACCTTCCCAGACGGTTGTACTTTGGTGTTCTACGCCATCGTCAGCAAGTTCACCCAAGATGCTTTGAAGGAAGGCGAACGACCAGAAGCTACCTTGGAATTGGAGCCAAGCAACTTGTCCACAGCAGCAACGCCAGCCGAAATTTCGCCGGTATTCACAGTGGGAACCACTGCTACCACGACTACGACTACGCTTGCACCTTAATGCTGGCTGTTTGATTTGTTTACTATGGCGAACAGCAGTGTTCGCCATTTTTTTGCAGAGGGTGAAAGAATATGGAAGCGATGAAGATTTCGGTAGTTCGGAAGTCCCAACCAGTCGAACTGGAAATGGATGCCGATGGCAATGTTGTAAAAGTCTTTGTAAAGGAAATGACCGGCGCACAGCGCGACGAGTATTTCAACAAGACGTCACAGCGTAGCCGGGTAGACCAAAACACCGGTGAGGTTGTAGGGATCAAGGACTACAAGGGCCTGTATAGCACGTTGCTTTCGTTCTGCGTCTATGACACGGAAGGAAAGGCGTTGCCAGAGTCGAAGATTCAGGATTGGCCGGACGGCGCTCAACGGGCCATGTTTGAAATCGCCAGGAAGTTGAACAAACTTGGCGACGACGAGGGCGACGAAAAAAACTAACACTCAGCGATGAGGAATACCTTTGGTATCACTTGTCGCACGAACTCGGATGGCCTGTGTCGTTGGTCAAGCAACTTACCACGGTGTCTGAATTTGATAACTGGCAGACGTATTTCACAATGCGTCGGAATCACAGGGACAAATCAGACTGGTATGCTGCGGCAACGATGCAGGCCATTTTTGCTTCCCAGGGAGCAAAAACAAAGATCGAGGATCACTTGCTCAAATTTGAAGCACCTGCATCCGAAGCCGATAAGGCCACAGATAGCAAGTCAGTTTGGCTGTCTATTTTTGGAATAACCCCGGAGTAATCTAAGATGTCTGAAAGAGAACTTCCGCCGCTGCGAGTGAAGATACTCGGGGATTCTTCTGGATATAATAAAGCCATTGGCACGGCCATTGCGCAAGCCCAACAATTAAAAAGTGTATGTGATCGTATCAGTTTTGTAGGGGCCACTACACAAGCCAAGCAGTTAACCGCTGCTTTGCGTGGGCTAAATACGCAGAATTTAAGAGGCTTGTTTAATCAAGTAGACACGCTGATTACTAGATTCCGCAACCTGGAAACCATTCTTAACAATATCCAGAAAAAGACATTCTCTGGAAAAGGCGGTGGCGGTGGTATGTGGGCCGCTGCTGCTTCAAGTATTGCAAAAAGCATGGCAGATGCGGTCAAAGCAGCCGCCCCGCATCTAGGCCAGTCCGTAAAAGCCGCCTTGGTGTCTGCTTCAAAAATCATGGATTCAGTGGCAAAGAACTTTGCCAAAAGCATGCAGAGCGGCGCAAAAGTAGCAGGAGCAGCAATCACACAAGCTGGACGAACAGTTGCAGCGACTATAAGTGCGGCTGCCTCTGTGCTGTCATCGGCAATACGCACCGCTGGCATGGTAACCGCCGCTGCTATTAGAAGCGCTGGGCAAGTGATGTCTAGGGCTATTGTTACCGCAGGAAGAACGGCTGCTGCTGCCATTAGTGCTGCCGCTAGAGCCTACGGCACAACGCTTACAGTGCTTGGCGGTGTCACTAGATCGCTCATCAGTGGCGTAGCGTCTATGGGCAGAACGGTAGGTGGCGTAATATCTACGTCCATTCGCTCCGCTTCTCAGGTGATGAATGCCGCCATCAGAGGAGGATCGCAGATGGGTGCCGCTGCCATTAGAAGTGCTGGTCAAGTGGCTGCGGCGGCTGTTCGCACAAGTGGTAGCAGGGGAGGTGGTGGCGGTGGCGGTGGAAGTATGGGCGGCGGACTAACCTCCCGCGCTGATATTTATATGCACTCAAATGCTATGCGAGCACTTACCCAACAATCCAAGGGATTGTTGGATATGACTATTCGTTTCGAGCAAAACCAAGTAGCTATCCAAGCCTTTACCGGGTCCGCAAGACAGGCTGCTGATGTTATGAAGGAGATACAAGACTATGCTCTTATATCTCCTTACCAAACATTACAACTTGCAGATTCCGCTAGAAATATGATGGCCTATGGGCAATCCGCAAAGGATACAATAGCCAACATGAAGATGCTTGGCGATGTAGCGGGCGGCAGCCAGCAACGGCTGGATTTGCTTATGTATGCTATGTCTCAGGTGACATCGTTAGGAAAATTACAAGGTAATGAACTGCGGCAGTTGACAGAACAAGGATTTAACCCTCTTAGAACCATAGCAGAAAAAACGCGCAAAGCCAATGAAACAATGGAGCAGGCAATGCAGCGAGTCAACAAAGCAAAAGAAGACGGGTTGGTAACGTCTAAAGATGTCATAGAGGCACTTAAAGCAGAAACCACAGGAACAGGCCGTTTTACCGACATGGCTAATAAAATGAATAGCTCTTTAGGCGGTATGATAAACCAGCTTAAAGAGCTTATTCAAAAGGTAGGTATGAATATAATGAAAGCCTTGGAAGATGATATGAAAAAATCATTAACCAAAGCAATTCAACTAGCAAAAGCAATTTCAGCATGGTTTGACGACCCAAACAATTACGAAACCATACAGCAAATTGCACGCATGATTAAATTAGTCTTTACGGCAGTGCTTGCTTTTCATGCGATGGGTTTAGCTGTAGCAATGGTACGATGGTGGATCGGCTCTGCATTGTCTACTTTGAGGGGCCTGTCCGTTTTATTACTGCCCATTAAAATGCTATTTGCTTCCATCATTCCTATCATCGGTATGATAGGAAGTGCACTAGCTTTTTTGATGTCTCCGATTGGTTTAGTGATAGCTGGTATAGCCGTTGCCACTGGTGCAATTCTGTATTTTAGTGGCGCTGGTTCGGCTATGCTTGGATTTTTGGGCGGCAAGTTTGAGGAATTAAAAGGCATTGTGATACCTGTTATTCAAGGTATCACTAAAGCCTTAATGCAAGGTCAGTTTCAAGAAGCTGGAACATTGGCAATGCTTGGACTGGAATTAGCATTCAGAGTCGGTCTAAGAGAGGTATATCTTATAGGTCGAGGCTTTATTACCGGGTTTTTGAATGCCTGGACTGATATGTATACAGGTTTGGCGGTGAACACTACTTTAGGGTTTGTGAACGTCGTAAACGCTTTTGCTGGAGCAGGCGTAACGCTGCAAAATGCTTTTTCTATTATAATTAGTTCTATACAAGGCATGTGGGATAATGTAGTAACATATATCCAAGGAAAGTGGTTGTACATTAAAAGTTTCTTCGATAGGGGGATGAATTATCAACAAGAAATGGATAAGTTACAAGCGGACGCAGAGAACCGTAAAGTAACTAGACAGGCCGATTTAGAAAAAACAATGTCGGAGCGAGGTAGAGCTTTAGATGAAGCAAATAAAGGCCGTACTGATTATGCAATGGGCATGACAAATATCATGCAAAAAGAGGCAGAGCGCACAAAACAAGAGCGAGCCTCTGCGGATATGACTGCTGCTAACGCTTTTGATAGTCGCATCGGAACCATCAAAACCGAAATGGCCGATGTTATGCAGACGATCAAACGGGGCACCGAAGAAATGGGACCACCAAAGCCGGAACCCCCTAGAGGCCCTGACTATAAACCTAAGTTTAGCGCAGGATTAGCTGGTGGCGGTGGTGCGACGTACAAGGCGTCCGATGCAATGTCCATGTATAGCAGCGAGTATTCCAAGAAAGCGGCTGAACAAGCAGAACGTGTTCGGCAAATGCGCGCCGGGGGCACGGCTAGCCAATCTCCGACAGTCGCTCAGTTGATATTCACGAATACCTTATTGGGTCAGATTGTCAAAAACACTCAGACCGGTCAAGTAAACCTTACTGCCTCGGGATTGTCAACACCATGACCGCATATTTAATCGGTTTGAAAAATCAGACAATGGATCGGGATGACGAGGGACATCGTACATACGATCTGACTTGGCACTACCGAACCGACGACTACCTAGACGGCCCAGAAACCGTTTTGCAGATGGTCAATACGCTTCATCCCATAGGCAGTGCTTATGTTGAAGGTAATGACTACGACCCCTGGGCATTCCGTACACCGGAACTTACCATTGCGCCGCACCGAGATATTCGGGAAGGCGATCCCTGCGCCGACTGGCTAGTTACCTCGAAATTCACAACGAAGCCCATGTTTCGTTGTAACGATACCCAGATCGAAAACCCCTTGCTAGAGCCAGTAGCTATCTCTGGCGATTTCGTCCATGTCAGCCGGGAACAAAAGACCGACCGAAACGGTAAGCCGCTTCTGCATGTAAATTACGAGCCTATGATCGGGCCGGAAGTTGAAGAAAAGATC